CAAAACAGATTCAGACTGGGTTGCTACGAATGCGTCCACGGACTTTGCGCGATGCGGGCAGAGCCGGTAGAATGAGGCTGGCAGGCCGATGTAGCTCAGTTGGTAGAGCAACGGTTTCGTAAACCGTCCACCCCATGCAGAATGAGCCACTTAGTGCCGTCCCGATGCCAGCAAATATGGCCTATTTTGGGGGTCGAGTGGGGACGTTTGTGGGGATCTTTTCGCGATGGACATTGATACCATTCTAACCGCCAAAGTGGCAGCCATGACCGAGGACGAGCGACTGGCTCGATTCTCTCACCCTCACCGGCCTATCAACTTCATCAGGTCGGAAATCTTCATGTCCAGCGCCTGTGCTATGCGCTCAAGTGTCTTAAGGCCAACTTCCCGCTTCCCCAGCTCCAACTCGCAAATGTGGGTCTTGCTCAGTTCCGCGTGTGCTGCCAAGTCAATCTGTCTCCACCCCCGCTGACGACGCAGGTCGCGGATCTTTCGACCAAGGCGGATGGAGATGTTTGTTGCCATCCTCCAAGCATCGGACTATTCTGCAGATGAAAGTTCAGGTGTGCCTGAACTGCGTCCTAATTTAGGAGTGAAGAGTGGAAGACCTCGGAACGTCGCCTAAAAGGCGTAACAACAGGCCGCTCGCGATCGGACTTGTCTTGGTCGGTGCGGTAATCCTGGCAGTAGCAATTGGTATGTCCATGCATGGAAGTGCGAGCAACGGAGCCGGACCCGCAACGGAGCAGGCATCCCAGACAACGGGAGCGACCCCGAAGACGATCAGACCCACTCCGGAGGCCTTGATCGGGCTTCCAGTCCATCACAATTCCTATTCATACAGGGGTATTGAGCTAGGCGAATCTCAAGCAAAAGTAATGGCAAAGCTTAAGGAATTTGGCTATCTCACATGGGAAAACAACGGGCTCAATAGATACACGGCGAATGAGAACCCAGAGGCAGGCATCTCTAGAATGAACGTGTGGTTCAAACATAGTCGGCTGCAGGATCTGGCGTTCGGCTTTGATCCCTCATACATTAACGATTATCTAAATGCAGTGACCATGACCTACGGACCTCTTACATACTCACGCCCCGTGGCGGTCGGACATGGGACTATGACGATTTGGAAGACCCGCGCGGTTGAACCGTGTGATGCCATCGGTGTAACTGATGACACTGATCCCGACGATGCTACACATACCGGGGGTTTTGACCTTGCACATCTCGACTCTTCCGATATTGATTTGCGTGTGACGGTGAATCTTTGCTCTCATTAGCCACATGCCAAGATATACAAGCACCAGCATGCCAGAGTCGGTGTGCCGGGTTTAGCCGTAACTCCAAAGGAGAAGCGTGGAAACTCTTTGTAGTGCCTGTCAGTATCCCAATCGTTCCGGTGAGCTTTTCTGTTCCCACTGCGGCAAACGCCTGCTGGAAGAAAATAGGATCGAGCGAACCGGCGACCCGAACCCGGAGGTACCCATACTGGTGGTCGGACTCCTGTTTGCCGGTGCAATAATCCTGGTATTCGTTCTTGCAGTACGCTTCCAAGACGGAAGCAACAGCGAAGCCGGAACTGCGCCGCCGCAGACGACTACTACTCCGGCTGCTGCTGCCACTCCTCCCACTCAACATCCCAACAACGGGAGGCCTGATTGGCAGGTTGGACAGGCACCGGGACATTACTCAGGAGAGAGTAGTGTCTTAGTAAATTGTAATACTGAATACGGATATACCATTCATCAAGACGGCACCTTGACGTGCGATACGAAGCCTGTCGATGTGAGAGTCGTCCCCTAAGACAAGCCCGACCTGGAAAGTCAGAGTTATTGTGCGAGCCGCCCGCGTCATCCAGCCATGACCAACCCGCATGCATGTGCCGCTGCCGCGCTGGTAGCCCACTCAGCCACTCGGTTCGTCCAGCCCTTGAGGAAGCCAGCATCCTCGGGATGGGCCGCCACAGTCTCAACATAGAACGTATCCACCAGAGAGCTGAATGCACTGAGCAGGACACCCGGCTTGATCGAGTTGATTGTGGCCAGTGTTCCTGGTCCGATGTGGCCGTCGGCGGAGACCGCTCTACCCGTGTTGGTGCAGGCCCGCTGAATCAGCTCCGCGTCACCGCGCAGTCCAGAGTTCACGCCGAAGCTCAAGACTGCGGTGGCAACAGCCTGGTCCGCGATCTCAGCGATGTGCAGCGGGGCCGCATACGACTTGGCATAGACCTGCTCCGCGATCACGAGCGCTGCGGACGCTGAGGTCTTAGCCTCGTCGAAGAAGCCCGAAGCGATCAGCTCGGGATGTGCGTGGGAAGCCAAGCCGTACCGCGTTGCGCCGCCGGAGTCACCCTTGAGAGTGGTGACCGCGCCGGTCATTCTGGAGTCTTCCTCGTGGAGGACAAAGCCGATCGCTGCTTTTACGTCTGCCATGTTGCTCCCCCCGTTATTGGTGCTTGAAAGCGGCGATGCCACAAATGTAGCGGTAAGACGAGGCGGTCATCACATTGAAGTTAGACGACACGCTAAAAGTCGCCTTGCTGTGGTCACGTACGCTACAAGTAAGGGTTACTGGTCAAAATCAGGCGTACTCGTACACAACGATGACTCCCGGTGTACCTGCCCCACCGTTGCCGCCGAAGTTTGCAGAGTTCTGAACACCACCGCTGCCACCCGCGCCGTAGCCCGTGCCTGCGTTGCCGGTGCCGGACGCGCTCTTGCTTTGTCCGCCCGTTCCGTAAAGTGTGCTACCACCCGCACCACTCGCGCCGTTTGCACCGGACATGGTCATGCCCGAAAACCCTGGCTGGCCTGCTGTGATGATGGTGCCTCCGGAACCCGTGCCGCCAGCTCCACCGAGGGCTACGGCCTGCGATGTGATGTCCTGCTGCGTGCCGCCCGAGCCGGGGTTGGCCGTAATGGTGGAGCCGCCGTTCCACTTGAAAGTTGTCGCGGTACCGGCTGAGCCGGGACTGGACCCTGTTAACGTAGTAACCTCAGCACCACCCGCTCCGCCTCCGCCGATGGTATATAGGCCCGTCTGCCCTGAACTGATGGCGGTGAAGTAACGGATGAATGCGCCTGCTCCACCGCCACCTGCGTACGCGCCTGCGCTTCCTGACGTAGTGGCTGTGCCGCCGCCGCCGCCGCCGCCGCCTAGCATTTCAACCAGGATGTGCCCGGTGCCTGTGGTTGGCGTGTAGGTTGCTGCCGTGCCGGAGGTCAAGACTTGAATGTTCACGAGCCCGCCGCCGCCGCCCGCGCCGAACGCCGCGTAGACGCTACTGCCGATTGCAGCCTGCACCTGGGCGGAGGTTGCCGCCGCGATCGTGCTGCCGTTGCCCGCGAGCACTCCACTGATCGTGGTCGTCGTCGACGTGCTGACCGAGTTGGGGCCTGTTGGACCCGTAGCACCAGTGGCTCCTGCGGTGCCCGTCGTGCCTGCCGTGCCGGTAGCTCCCGTCGGACCGATCGGTCCCACCAGGCTCAAGCCAGCAGGGTAGACGCCAGCAGCCTTCGGGCCGTAAATCTTCTCGGCGGCAGTGTCGATGTAGAAGTCGCCGTTCACTCCCAGAGTGTTCGAGGGCACCCCGGTGCCGTTCCAGACGGTGTTGCCGTTGGTGCCTGCGGTGCCGGTAGCACCAGTGGCTCCGACGGTGCCCGTAGCTCCAGCCGTCCCGGTAGGTCCGGTGGCTCCGGTTGCTCCTGCGGTGCCCGTAGCCCCAGCGGTGCCGGTAGATCCTGTTGGCCCGGTCGGACCGATCAGAGCTACTCCGGCTGGCCATATACCAGCGGCCTTCGGGCCAAAGAGTTTCTCGGTGACGGTGTTGAGATAGAAGTCGCCGTTATTGCCGACGCCGGAGGCTGGGTCGATCGCGCCGTTGAGCACGGTGTTGCCCGAGGCCCCCGTGGCTCCAGTTGGTCCGGTAGCTCCGGCAGTGCCCGACGTACCAGGGGTGCCCGCCGTTCCAGTTGCACCGGTGGGGCCAGTCAGTCCTTGAAGGCCTGTTGCTCCGGTTGCGCCTGCCAGGCCCGTCAGGCCTATTGCGCCAGTTGGTCCTGTCGGTCCAGGCACAATGCTGTCCGCCCCCGTTGCGCCGGTAGGTCCTGCCGACCCGGTTGGTCCAGGCACGGTACTCGCAGCGCCAGTTGCACCGGTTGGCCCGGTCGTACCCGGGGGACCCGCTACTCCCGTGGCCCCGGCTGTTCCGGTAGAACCCATTGCCCCCGTTGCACCGTTACTGCCCGCCGGGCCGGTTGCTCCCGTGGGTCCTGTTGCTCCGGTGATGCCCTGAATTCCCTGAGATCCCGCGACTCCGGTTGGGCCAGCAGGGCCAGTTGTCCCCGCAGCGCCGGGCGTACCGGGCGTACCAGCCGCGCCCTCCTGTGCCAGGAGGTTCCAGTAGGTTGGGTGGGTATCGGGCTCCTCATTGGACCCTCCAAGCAGGGCAATGTAGGAGCTGCCGTTGTAGGCAATCGCATCATTGGCAGCATAGGTCGTGATGCTGGACCAGGTTCCACGCCAGTTGGTTGACCCACCGGCGGTGCCTTGAGTTCCCGTCGGTCCGGTCGGTCCGGCGATGCCTTGAGGCCCGGTCGGCCCTGGTACTGTGCTGGCGGGTCCGGTGGCACCAGTGGCACCTATCGTTCCGATCGCTCCGGTTGGTCCCGCCGCCCCTGCCGGTCCGGCTGGACCGGTCAGACCTGGAAATCCACCCACGCAGAGGACGCCCCAATACGATGGGTTGTCGTCCGGCTCAAGGTTCAAGGTGCCATTCGCCGTGCAGATGTATGTTGAGCTGTTGTATGAAACACAGTCGTAACTGTTGTAGGCGGTGAGAGTAGAGTAAGCCCCACGCCAATACAGCCCCTGGGGAGTTCCGCCCGAGAGGCCATTCAGCCCCGCAGCCCCGCTCGGCCCCGCCGACCCAGCGGCGGCCAACAGATTCCAAGTTGCCGGGCTACCTGACGACGGGATTACACCCGTGTTAGCCGCTGCTGCCACATAGGACGAGCCCAGGTATGCGACCGCATCACCTACGTTGTAGGAGGCGGTGCTGACCCACGTGCCTGTCCAATTAATTGTGCCCATCGTTAATCCTTCGCTGTAATTCTGTCAACCAACTGTTCGAGGAGGTGCTGCGACCCGGCCTGCGCCGTGGTTTGGTTTGCAAGCATGACCTTTTGATCCGCGCTCATCTCTTTCAGAAAGTCCAATTGCGCGTTGTGTGCCTCGGTCTGATGCTGAATACTCTCAGCGATCCGTTCGAGACCGGAGGCGACGACGCGCTGGGTCTCGATGCTGGAGACGACGAGCTGCTTTAGCTCCGCAAAATTTTTGTCATCCTTCTGGGCGATCACCTTTAGGTCGGATCGCGTTTGATATGACTGGATCAGCGACCCCACGAACAGGCCGACGCAGATGACGGATGCGCCTACAGCAGGCCCGTACTGGTTGATTGGTGAAACTATATCCTGGAGCATGCGTGCTCTCTCCCTTGCCACACTTCGTGGTTTCCCTACCTAACGGTTAGGGATTCGAAAGAGCCTAGCTACCCACTCCTAGACAGCACAGTAGGTGGAGCGTAGGTGCTGTCGGTGTCACCCAGCCAAAAGCGATGGCCAGTGAAGCCCATTGGGCGGATGCGCTATACGTGATCGACCCGGCGTATGTCGTAGGAGACCCCGCAATTTGGTAGGCGGTGTAACTGTATGCGTTGTTACTGGTTAGGTGAGTCCAGCCGGAAGACAGGCCACTCCACGTGCCCGACGTGTACGACTCGTACATGCACAGCAACAAGGCACCCGGAGCCGAGCCAGGTGCGAGAGTCGTGATGCTCTGGGCGGTTCCCGTACCGCTGGTTGACTCTGTAGTGATGACGGAGCCGCCGGGCATGGGGCTGCCCGACCATTCGCTCACGTGTGCATAGCTGAGGTGGCCACCCGAGCTAAGCGTCATGCTCGCGCCAGTGGTGGTGACGGTGCAGTACCAGAACTGGTTGAAGCTGTTGCCGCTCGGGTCTTCTTTCGAGACTGAAGAATGCCAGGTGTTGCCGTAGTTGTCGGTAATCGAGAGACTCGTGTAAGCCAGTGCCGTTGCCGCGACCACCAGCAGGTTTCCGATGGTGGGCGTCCAGCTAAGGGTGGTCCCCGTACCACTGTGCACTAAAGTTGTGGACATTACTTGAACACCGACGTCACTGTTATGCCGACCCCCGGGGCTGCCGAACTTGTGGGGGACGTTGAAGCTACAACGTAGATGCACGAGGAAAAGACGATCCCACAAGCGAACTCAATGTTGGCAGCACCACCGGCGGGAACCCCGATCTGGTAGACCAGGTTGGTCGTCGACCCAGCGGTTGGGCCGGTGGCGTTGTAGAAAAATACATAGGCCAGCGCGGTGTTGGAGTTTGTGATGGCGTAGCCGCCGAGCTGCCCGGCGCTGCCTTTAACCTGGACTGCGGTGGTGGACAAAGCCTGCGTGACGGAGGCCGACCACCCACCCGAGGTAGCGGCGGACGTGGTCACGGGAATGGCCCCTGCTGACCACGTACCCACGGTGACCGAAGGCATGCTACTGACCGCGACGGAGGACGTGCTGACGACGTTGACGTCCAGGTGGCCGGTAGCATCGGTCTGCAGCGCTAGTAGTTCATTGGTGGAGGATATGCCCATTGCAACCGTCCCCGTTGGGGAACTCGTGACATTGGTCTGGGTATACTGAGTTCCAGCGGCACTCCCCCCGGTGACATAGACGTCCAACGAGCCACTGGTGCTGCTCAGGGTGTTGCCTCCGCTATCCCCAATTCTAGCTGTGATCGCACTCGCGATCGACACCGGAAGAGTGCCCGCGATCGACACCGGAACCGTAGCGGCTACCGACACCGGAACCGTAGCGGCGATCGACACGGGGACGGTCATAGACGCGGCGATGTCCACCTTGAGGTTATTAGAACTGTCCACCTGAAGCGGCTGCAGCGTTCCGTCAGAAGCGCGGTTAGCAAGAGCCACATTGCCGATAGCCCCAATGGGAAAAGCGATGGTGAACTGGTCAGCCGCAAAACTGGAGCTGTAGCCATAGGGGGGAAAGACGGTCCAACCCTGGGTCAAACCAGTACCTGGGGCTACTGTCTGGTCGCCGATCACGACATCAGCGGCCCGGGTGCTGCCGGTGGCAACCAGAGAGGAAGAGGCCCCTTGAAACCGGGGGGCAGTATAGATAGCAGAGTCACCGTCCGTGTACGTGAGTGGGCCGGTGGATGCCGTGAAAGTGGAGAGCAGCATGTTGAACAGCATCGAAGGGACGGTAGGGGAGATAGTCCCCCCAGCGACGAAATGAGGAGAGCCACTGGCCATACCTTGGTTCGTGCTGTAGCACCACGGCAGTGTGCCGCTGAGGCTGTATGCACCAAGACCAGCGTATTCACTCAGCACCGTGTAGAAACTGCTGAACAAGTCGCCCGGAGTAACCGTAGCCGTGATGACGGGGGATGGGTCATAGAGATTGCGATGAACGCAGGCGAAGACCCATATCGTCCCTCCGATAGGACCCTCTCCAGCCGTGGGAAAAAGCGGAGTTCCCGCAGCAAACGTCGTCAGCATCGTGTATAGATTCCCGGCATCATCGGTGACGTGGGCCACATCACCGACGTCGCCACTGGTCACCACCGTCACGATAATTGTGTTTCCCGGCTGAACGTCATGGTTGAAGGATGCTCCCGTACCATTCGTTTCCGTGGTGGTGAACACTGGGCTTACCGCAGCTTGGCAGAACTGGGCCTGGGGGATAGTGCCGGACCCGTACTGCGTCGGGTTAACGGGAATAACCGGGTCCCCCGCCTGTGTGGTCAGCAGCGTGTGGGAAAAGCCGGTGTCATCGGACAGTGCAGTGGTGAGCGAGTAGAAAACATCAATGGTTCCGGTGAACGCGGTGAGGGTGCGGATACGCACGTAGGGAAACCCGGCGAGATTATACCGAGCGGAAACCTCAACAAAGTTGCTTGTGCTGTACTCCGTAACCTGCGTCGGGGTCGCATCCAGCAGCGCCCCCGTCATCGGTGTCCAGTTCGTGCCGTCCGGTGAGCCTTCAACCTGAAACACACCTCCAGCGGATGGCAAACCCGACACCGGTACATAGGTGAGCAGCAGCGTGCTCCACGTAAATAGGTCTGAGATGATACTCAGATAACTCCCAGCAGTTGTTGGCACAGCACCGCTGGCCGCCGTCCCGGCTTGGTTGTTGTAAACCGCTCCGACAGTCACTGTCAGGCTCTGGTCGCTGGCGATAGCAACCGGTATGGAGGCGGCCATGAGTCGTTGACCCATACCGGAACCGGCTACTTCATTGATGCTCACCCCGGCGTTGCCGTTACCATCAACTCCCAGGGTGTGAGTGCCATCCCAGACCTTGACAGCCGAGTCATTGCTGACCGTCACGCGAGGGATGCCCGCACCTGATGCACCCGTGCCAGTCGAGGGGGCCGTGCCAGCTATGGTCTTCAGGTTGGAGTCCAACGCGCCCGACGTAGACGTGAGCGTGTTCCCCGAGCCATCCTGGTTGAGGACGGTAGCCTTTAGGTTGGCAGCAGTAGCCTGGGCAACGGTCACGGGGTTGGTAACCCCGGAGACAGCGGTAACCGTACCGATGTTCCATGTGCCCGATTCGGTGACGGCCACAGTGCCCGCAACCGAGGACACGGCAACCGTGCCACTGACCGGCTGGGTCGTAGTACCCGTAGGATCAATCCTGACCGGGTGCGTAGGTGTACCCAATACGTTGGTTCCATCCGTGACTTCAACCGGCCACGCGTTGGCTGGTGTGGTCGGTGCTCCTTGGGCTACCTGCTCGAAGACTGACATTTAACTCTCCTACCTATGCATTCAAAAGTCGCTACGTTAGATCAAGTCCCAGCCATCCACACCATTGCTGACGAACGTGCAGGACGAATATTGGTACAGAATGGTGAGGCTGGCCCCATTCCGAATCGTGTCGCTGCCACTGCCCGCGATGGTGATGGTGTGGGCGTCGGCGGAAATCTTGCACACCACGATCTCACCGTTAACGTTGCTCGCCGCCGGGGGGAAGGTTGCCGTCAAGTTGCCACTCGTGGTCGTGACGAGATCGCAGTCACCCGCCGCCGGGCTCCAGCTTGCAGAGATGTTGCGGACCGTGAAGCCACCACCACCGCCAACCCCAGGTACGGACGTGATGGGCACCCACGCGGGTGGTGCCGCCGCGCCTGTGTTGTTTACCAGCGCATAGCCCGGAGGAATATTGTTGAGACCCGAGGAACCTTGTAACACGTTCACGGTGCCGTCGATGGTGCTAACCGAGTGTGCCGGAGTTCCTGTCATCAGAAGTCCGGTCGAGGCATCCACTGCGCCACTGTTGGTCGAGCCGATGACGAACGATACTGCTGAGAGGTTGCTCAGCGGCTGAGGATTGTTGCCAAAGTCGTTGACCGCCTGGAACTTGAAGTAGATGGTTTTACCCTGCCACAAAGGGTCGTAGGTGTACTTGAAGATCGAGCCATCCAACCGCATGAACAGGGAACCGGCAGCGTGCGAGCTGATCGGGGTGCCCAATTGGCCACGACGGATGTAGCCGCCCAGGGTGTATGTGTTCTGCCCGGTGACCTCCGCTGCCGAGTAGCTGATGACTTCGCCATCGACGTAGCAGAGCATGGTGTCATTGTCGGCAGCGGCGGTTGTGCCGGATGCCAGCGGGGCTGAATTCTCTGCAAGCTGTACCACCAACGAGTTCGCCGTGTCCGGGTCACTGCCCGATGCGAAGGTGGAGACCAACTCCCCCAGCACCGCGGGCCGGCCGAGGCCGCCGGGGGTCGCATTCACGTAGGTGATGCCATCCTGACTCACCCAGACGTTGGTTGAACCGTAGTTCTCGCCCGTGCCACATGCGCCAATCCAGAGCTGGTTGCCAGCATATCCGGTCAGCCGACCCGTGGCTTCGAACAAGACAACTTCAGATGTGCCCGGTGACGCGAGTGGGTCAGAGATAATCTCAGCCGCTGACTGGCCCTTGTTGTACAACGTAGGTTGTCCCGCGCCGAACGGATAATCTTCCGCCTCAATCTTGAGACCCTCGACCGGATCGTCCACGATCTTGGTGATGCGGATCGGGAGATTGACCACGCCGAGGTTGGTGTTGTTCAGCCCCTGTGCCCACACCGATGATGTGGTGATGGTCACGATGTCCATCGGCTCCAAATAGGAGTAGGTGAAGGGCAGTGTGAATTCGTACGTGTTGCGGATATATGTGCCGTGCTTGAGCCGCATGTTTGCCGCAAAAGTGGCGGCGGCAAGGGTGTGGATGAAATCCCAGTCCTGAGGATCTTCGATCCGCGAGCCGTATCGGTTGATGAGGCTCTGGTCGCTCTCAGACGTAATCTCTTTGGCGTACTGATTGTTCCGGTTGTCCCACTGGACCTGGACTTCGTTGAACGCATCCTGCCAGGCCGAGCGCTTGATGGATACCGGGTCAACGCCTTCCTTGGCAACGAAACAGGTGTCATCCAGCGCCACAACGAAGGAGGACGGGGCGGTCCAGGTGCATCCATTCGCAGCCTGGGTTGTGTCGCCGTAAGGAACGAGCTTGAGTAAGCCTTCGCTGACGAAGGCCGCACATAGTCCAGCCTCCAGCCACTTGGACATGGAGGAGTCTGCGGTGTCTTGAGAGTCAAGCACCGGGCTGATGAAGAAGTTGTTAGCAGCGAACCAATTCCAAGCTGTCGAGCCCACCGACTGCACAGAAGGCGTACCCGGAGTGCCCCACGTGCCACTTGGCCCATTGTCGATGAAGCCCGGAGGGAATGGTTGAGCGCCTACACCGAGACCCCATTGGGTGTCGGTAAGCACGCGCGTCATGCAGTGGACCACGTTGCAGTCGAGAATAGGTGTGCCGTCAGCGTAGACCCCGCCCATCATGTCGGGAGTGATGACCTCGAAGCTGTTCTGCTGGGGCTCTCCGCCCATGCCAAAATCCATGGGCTCGAACAGCAGGATGGCCGCGCCACTGTAACCGAGGGCTGCGCCGGGGTAGCTGCCCGACAAGAAGGAAAAGGGAGCCTGGCCGATGTATCCCTCGGCGAGGGTGAAGTCCAGCATGGTGGACTCGTTCTGCCCCACCGCGTTGGGGTTGTTGATCTGGAAGGTGACGATGAACTCAGCACCGATGTCAGCCGATGCAAAGTGATAGGCGGCGGGGGCTGACCCTGTGACCGAGTAGGTTCCGGCGACAGAGGGTGTGCCATTCACGCGGGTGAATGCATTGCCCGCGTTGGAGCCTGTTCCACCGTAGACCACACCGAGGTCGGCATTGAAGGCATAGCTGCCGCCAACATATATGGTGCGCCCAGATGGTACAAGGTCTGTCTCCTGCTGGTTGATGGTGGTGAGGAGGAACCCGTAGGCGACGGTCACGGTCTTGCCCACGTCAGCGGAAGAGAAGTAGTAGGCTCCGGTGGATGGGTTGATCGAGTATTGTCCGGCGGCGAGGACTTGTCCAAGCACATATATCATCTGCTGTAGTGGGCTGCCCGTTGCGTTGCCGACCAGTGTGGCACCCGGCGCTGAGTAGTCGTTGTAGGAACCGGTGTAGGTCGATACCGGGGACACACCATAATTGTTGGTTAGCGCGGCGGCGTTGATCGGTGTGTAGGTGTATGAAGGCCCGGCGATGGTGTAGCTCTCAGCCGCCTTCGGTGAACCCAGCCATGACTGGCCCGACCAACAATCACCGATACCGGCGATGGGGCCTGCACAGAGGGCGGCGATGACATTGGCAGAGTACAGATACTCGCCATTCCCCTTGCCGCCTCCCTTGCCACCACCCTTCTTGCCGCTGTTATCGGGTGATGCAGTGAAGCCGTCGATCCAAAAGATGAGCTGGTTGGTCTTCACGGTGCCCAGGATGACCGTGAGAGGCTTGCCCAGATCAGACGTGTTGATCTTGACGCCGAAGAGCTTCTCAGGAGTCGCGTTGCCCGAACTGAAGATGTTTCCCATTTATGCCTGATCCTTGAGCGTGAAGAAGAGCTTGTCCGACTTCGCGAACCGCAGGTGAGACTTAGCCGATCCAGCCTTTACGGCGTCGCCGTAGGCATGGATGAAGTAGTCCGGCCAGGACTTGATGATGGCCCCGTGGCAATAGGACTTACTGCCGGTGAGCCTCCAGACAACCAGGTCACCGGGCAGGACTTCGGACTCTGGGATTTCCCGGAAGAACTTGAGCACCAGGTCCACATATTCGGTGCTTGCTCTGTGGAGACCGATGAAGAGCGGGTAGTCCTTGGGTAGGTCAGGGATCTCGGGGATGAGGTTGCAGTTGTTGTACACCTTGTATAAAAGTTGCCCGCAGTCGACCCCAGCCCCTTTAACCGCGCTCCATCCGCGATAAGGAGTGTGAATCCATGTGAGTGCCTCGGTTACTACGGCTTCGCGTTGTTCGATGGTCAGCATAGTTACACCGCGCTCTGGGGTGGTGGTACGAACGGCATTCCGCCGAAATGGACAAGGTTGGCAAACTTCTGGGTGCAGGTGGTAACCGATTTGTCGCAGCCTGCGATGACGGAGAAAGTATCTCCAGGAGCAGGCGTGAACAGCCAGGGGTACATGCCTTGTAGGTTGCCATCAGCGTGCAGCTTCACGCACTGGCTGAGCCCGATGTTTGCACCGGTCAGGCATTTGACCACGCCCTGGGTGAAGTAACCGGCTGCCTGGCTGAACGCGGTGGTGGGAATCATCGTCCAGGCTGTGGTTCCACTGGCGGCGGTGAAGTTAGTGGTGTAGCTCGACGCGGCCAAGCTGCAGTTGGCATCCGCGAATCCCCATGGACAATTAGCCTGGATGATGCGGGTCGGGACCTTTACGTTGAGCAGATAGAGATAGTCGGCGCACTCGAAGACAACCTTGTTGCGGCTGATGGAGTTAATCTTGGTGATCTGCCCGCGAAACTTTGTCTCTACACCGTTGCTCACGTTGCCATACTCGCCGAAGGGCATGTAGACCGTCTGCACGATGATCTGGCAAGCATCGAACAGGCCATTCAATGCGGCGTTAAGGATGCCTGTTGGTGCGCCTGGATAGGTAGTGCCCACCTGCGGGACGCAATTCAGGTCCATCGTGTTCGAGTGCAGGTCGAAGCTCGCGTCCGAAGTGATGGCTCCTCGGGTCCAGTTGCCCCACAGCGAGGAGGAGAATGTCGTGGTGGCGTTGAGCCATCCCGGGGTGCCGCTTGGAATCTCTAAATCAAATTGTCCGTCCGTCGCCAACAGGTACTCGCCGTTGGGGAGGACGATCGTGAAGATGTCCGCGCGTACGCAGTTGGGGTTGGCCATCAGGAAGGCGATCAGCCCGCTTGGCATGAGTCTCTTCACTTACACGCCTCCCGGAGCCGCAATGATTCCGTAGGTGGACGTGGGTAGAAATTCTGACGAAAACTTAATGCCCGAAAATGTCCAGTGGTCGAGCCCGTTGTTGATGGTGAACTCCCGGACCGCATCGAGCGTGTCCTCGGTGAAGCGAACCGCATACATAAAGCTCCCCGACCAGGTGAGCACTGCACCGCTGGCGGGAGCTGTGGTGAAGGTGACGACGCCCGTGGCGGAGATGGAGGCCGGGGCGGTGAGGGTTCCACTCACATAAATGTTGGGTGTGCCGTTCAGATTCTGCACGATGTCTGGGTAGCCGCAGATGTTGCGGCTGAGTTGGAACTTGGTGGCCGAGCCCGTGCCGGTGCCGAACTGGGCACTCGTCACGGTGTTGTCTTGGGGATCTGTGAAAAGCCACAAACCGGCACCGCCTGCTGTTGCCATGAACATCCCGAGGAACTGGGCCACCACTGAGGCCGCTGTGTGCTCGTGGCCGGTGACGTGATCCAGCGAGAACTCGAAGTCCCAGACACAAAATGGCATCAAGGCAATGGCTGCATTAACGCCAGCGGGACCTTTCTGGTGAACTGTATTAAATCTGGGGCTCTTTTTTAGGCCCGAAGCCATACTAAGTGGCATGGTTGGCATTACTGGGTACATGGGCTTGCCTTCCATTTGGAGAGGTATGCAATCGCTCTCAGTAAGTAGTCCGGGTTCTCTCGGAAGTTACCCAACCCTGCGTTACATCCACCGCAGAGCACAGACCTCCACTGTCCTGTCGCATGATCGTGGTCGAGATGTGTGTTGTAACTCATATCAAGAACCTCTCCGCAAACTGCACACTTGTTGTTTTGCTCAACGATGGTCTCCTTGAAGTAGTCGTGAGCGCCCTTTCCATACAAGCTGTCCCTGAGTCGGGCCTTATTCTCCTCAGGGTGGGCTGCTGCCCTATCCCTGCCCCGTTGCCGCTCTCGCTCTACGTAAGCGGGATCAAGTCTGCGTTTAGCGCCGTAAGCGAGTTCGCGTTTCTTTGCCTCTTCGAGGTGCCGAAGCCGTGACTGGCGACTATGTTCAGCTCTTCGCTTACGGTACTCAGGGTCCAGCCTCATCTTTTCGTAATACCTGCGGTTTGCTTCGATTCCCATAAAGCCCTCTACTAAGGGTTGGGAAGCTCATTTGTTCATTCGCCGCATTATTTGCACCACGTGACGTTGGAATACGCTGCTGTGTTTTGCAAGCACCCGGTCCACACCCTCTGCGTCCATCGCATGAACGGTTGGGCTGAAACTCCAGTTATGCTGACCCCCTGAACCTTTGCCCCCGCCCCACGACTCGGCACGCTCCACACGGTCAGTCAGCGATTTTTGAATTACAGTTTCACCACCATGGCCTATGATCGGCACCGCTCCGGCACCGGGGATCTTACCGCCGGTCTCGAAGGCCATTACCCCGATAAATGCGGCTGTGGCCTCGATCGCACCAATGATCGGATTGGGTGCAGACGCCCATGCTTTACCAGCAGCCTTTTCAGCCGACGATAGCAGCGAGGTCTTATCCTGGGTCGTCTGGACTGCGATGTCTGTCATGCCAGCGGATATATTGGTAGCCGTCTGAGCCGACTTGGTAGCGGCATTTACGGCTGTTTCGCGGATGCGAGCCATGACGAAGTTTTCCATTCGCTTAATCTCGAACGAGATCATCTGCTCTAGGAGCTGCGCTCCCATTTGCCGCATTGCTGCGCCAAAGCTCTTACCCTCCACAACCATCTTGGCGAAGTCCTGGTTGACTTCGTTCTGGACTTTCTTCATCGCGGTCTGTAGTGGAGCGAGGGCATTTTGCTGCGCCTTAATAGCAGCACCACCCTCGTTCCAGGCCAGTACGGAGTCCTGCCCGAGCTTCTTTTGAAGAGCATCGATCTCGGCCAGTAGCACCTTCTGCTGGTTGAGATAGGCTAGGTACTTGGGGTCAGATCTATCACCCCCATTGGCACCGAGTTCAGCTTGTGCGGCAGCGGCTGCCGCTGCCGCTTCATCCCGCTTGGATTTCTCCGTGGCCGCTTCCTCATCGCTGAGAGCCTTTATCTTGGCATCCCTCTCCGCTTCTATGAAGCCAATCTTGGCGGCCTGCGCTTGTCTCCAGCTCATTGTCTCGTGAGCAACAGCAGCGTTGACGCTTGCCTCGTTTGCAGCGAGATCCTGCTTGTCCCGTTGCTCGCTATATTTCAAGGTCTCCTGCGCGGTCTTCTCCTGCTGCTCCGCTAACTTATTGGTGAGCGCGAGCTGTCCCGATATACTTTCTTCGGTGATTTTTAGTAACGCGGCGGCGGTGGTGCGGGCTGCTGCTGCTACCTTGTCATCGGCACTCTGATTTATCTGGGCGATCGCGGACGCGGCTTCGTATGCGTCCGCCACATGTTGTACTTCCGCTTCTTTACGCAGGTGAGAGTCTCCTGCCGCAGCGGCCATTGCCTTTTGGTTAGCAGCATCCTTAGCCGCGAGTTCGGCTTGCACGGCGGCGATCTCAGCATCTCTCGCAGCGTTGATTGAAGCTATCTCGTTCCCACCTTTAGCCGCCAGGGCGGCTTGTGCCTTAGCTTGCTGGAGAGTCCTGACAGCCGCATCCTGTTTCTCATACATTGCTGCAATTTTCTCGGCAAGAGCGGCTTCCTGTTTTAGTGGTTCGTTGTTGGCATTACTTTGCTCAAGTCCGGCGATTTTTCGCTTCTTACCACCCTCCTCAAGGGTGAGATAAAGAGCTTTCATCTCAGTATCTGTTTCCAGGGCTGAACTCTTTAGTTTGACCAATGCCTCGGTGGAAAGACCCGCAGTCCCTACCGCCTTATCCATTGCAGTTAGTTGGTCGTGCAGGGCTGCTGACAGATTTGATGTAGCCGCTGTCTGACTTGCCTGGTCCATGGGAGCATCCGCCATCTTCCGGCGCGCATCGGTCACCTTCTCCATCGCGGCTTGTACGTCCCACATTGCTTGAGTGGCCGCACCATAACCTTCGGACTGGCCCTGACCAGACCAAGCATCTTCCAACACGCGCTTCAGGCGTTCCCACTTGGTGGTGTGCTCCGTCAGGTATCCATCCATTTTTTGGAAGTCACCTGCGTAACCCTCAGCCAGTTTGTCTACTTCCTCTGAGGTTTCGAGGATGGCTTCTTTCAGATAGTTGTGGGAGGGCTTGTGTTCGAGCTTGGCAATCTGGTCGTCCAGCTTAAGGTTCGTGAGTTCCAGGGACTTAACCTGATCCGCCCCTTTAATGGCCTGATCCTCGGCTTCTTCCGCCGCTTTACGGGTGGCGGCGGCAAGAGCACCCTGATGCTCGATCAGCTTACCGATAATGCCGATGACGGCTATGATGCCAATAATCGGAAATGCCATTTCCATGGCTGCTGCTACACCGGGGAGCTTGGAGACGAACATAGACAGGGCTCGGGGCATATGGACCCCTACCTCTTCGCCCAGCAACATGACAGACTCGCGGGAGGATGTCATGTTGCCCTTGATGGACCCCCCAGCCCCGTCTGCTGATGGTTTTAGGCTATCTAGTTCAGACTTGACCTTCCCCATGTCCTCCCTAAATTGCGCCGTCTCAGCGGTGAGCTTCACAATTAGTGCGCCGACTTCACTCATGCTTTGCTCTCTTCTTCGGTTGGCTTAAGGTGTGGCCAGCATTCGTTGAACATCGCCTCTGGATCTTGATAGCCACTGGCCTTTAAATCGATGATGGCCTTACGCCGAACATCGAGTAACTTGGCCCGAGTAGTGGTCATCGGTAGTCCGCCGATGACCTTGTTAATGTGGCGCTTACCCTCGCGCACCTTCTCCAACTTGATCGCCTCGGCCTCGGGTCTCACGAAGTCGTAGGCTGCCACCACCTGGTCATCTACGCTGCCCCGGTGGACGTTGTACACGGCAGCGGCGGTCAGAGCGCTCGCATAGCGTTCGTAGCGAATCGCCACGTTCCTGCGCTTGGCCAGCTCATGGAACTCTCCGGGGGTGATCTCCTCGAACTCTGCCCAGGACAGCCGGAAGTCGTAGCGTGCCATAGCCCAAAGCTCGCCCCATGTCTCCGGGGGTTGCTCTAAGCGGTCGTCGGGACCGCTGGGACGTTTGGGTCGGCAGTTGCACCCGCACCCTTTTCAGCCAGTGTCTTCTGGTAGGCCTCGGTTACGCCCGGGAACATCAGCTCAAAAATGGCGTCGGAGAGTAGGCGCTGGCACTCTGGGTTGAGGATCTCAATAACCTGCTCCAAGGTCGCCTCGGGATTGAACTTTTCCAGCCCACCCCACACGATCACCGGGAAGTCTTTGCCTGAGGAGATACTCTGCCAGTCGGCGATTTTCTTAATGTCTTTCTTGATCGCCTCTTCGATTCGGGCGATGGCCTTGTAGGTGTAGCAGAGCTTCCACGTGCGCGGCTCCGTACCGTCCTCTGCGTCGAGGATCAAACTAAAGTGCGGAGTAACTCGCATCTTGATTGGTTCAGTGTTCATGGGTTTCCTTTACAGCTTGGCTTTCAGCTTGCCGAAAACTTCGGCGATCCCGAGCTTGCCGAGTTTCTCGGCCTCGACAATGACCTTGTCCAGTTCCGCCTTAGCGGCAGTGACTGCACGCTTGCCATAGAGATAGCCGAGCGCGAATCCGGTGGCGAGTGATACAGCGACAGCGACTTCGATGACCATGATGGTCTCCTTGCGATGGGGTTGGGGGCGTGCAGGTGGGGGCTCGCGCCCCCACCATGTCCGGGGTTTTAATCAGACAAACACCTTAGGGCCGCTGATTTTTACCTTCACGTCAAGACGCGCAGGCTTGTCCAGCGGGAAGGATGGGGTCATCGACTCCACAATTCCCGTGAATGAACAGCTATTGCTGGTGCCATAGAGCGCCTTCATTGCGACCGGAGTACCAGCGAGACGGATGGCTTCGAGCGCAACCTGCGTGACATCGCCAGGGAGAAAGAAGCATTTAATATCCGCTCCACCCGGGTCTTGGGTGCTGGCGATGAACGTGTCCACGCCATTGGTAGTTGCCATGAGGGTCGTTTTCTCGACCGCGACTTTGTCGCCGGAGAACGCGAAGGAGTCAACACCCGCGAGTGGGGTGAAGACGGTGGGCGAGGCACTCGACGCGAACTCAAAAGAGTCGCCGATGCCGGTGAGGGGAGTGCTCATAGTTGGTCTCCTACTGCCTTACTGTTTTTCTTTCTTGGTTGTGGTTTAACAGCGGCCTTCGGAGCGATCGCTGCATAAAATTCGGCGGGTAACTCTTCCTTCGGAACTACGGGAAACTGCCTGTGGGTGCCGAGCTGCGTCGGATGGCATACGCTGCTGTCGTGTGCTCGGGCTACCAGCAGCTCAGCACCATCAACGCTGTCCAGCTCGTTGGCAGCGAGCGCCTCGCCCTGGAAGGCGTAATCTTCGATCCCGGTCTCCGGGAACTTATGTTTGTCCCACCAGGACCGCTTGTAGCACTGGCTCGATCCACACGCGTAGGGAACGTGAGGTCGGTTGGGCTCGAACCAATACTTATAGGTGCCACTGTTCGACATGTCGAAGTAGTAGATGGAATGGAAGCCGGTCACCTGTTTGCCTGTGCCGATCAATCGTCCCACCTGCTCACCTACTCGTTCCGGGTGGCTCCAGTCGTCCTCGTCAATCGTGATGCAGATGTCGCCGGTGGCGTAGCTGGTTCCCAGGTTGCGGAGCGCACCCACTGGCATGCGGTCGCAGTGGTAATACTTCACGCGGGGGTCATCCGGGATCTGGCTTTCGATCGGCTGCTCGTTGTTGTCGAGGATGATGAGTTCAAGCTCACCCTCGTAAGTCGAGGCCAGGAAGGCGTCGGCAGCTACTCGAAAGTAGGTGTCGCCGTACCCGACTGGAAGAATCCCGGAAACCTTGGGTAAATCACTCATGCGTTACTCTCTATCCCCGTACTTGTTTTCGAGGTCAACACAAAGTAGGTCAACCTCTGTCGTGAATACGTCCAAAACTTCATCGCGGCAGCCCATCCAGGCGGTCCCGAACCAATGTTGCGCAGGCTGGGTAGCGGTTCCGAACTCTTGCAGCGATCCCCAAAAGGCGGGTTTCAATGGTCCGATCTCGATCTCCATCGTGGTCTGGTCGCCATCATTACCCCAATGCTTCTGCCACCCAAGCTCCTCTTCGAGGATTCCGATGCCGACCGGAACCGTCTCAGCCATAGCGTCAAGCACGACCTGCGCGGCGGGCTCGGCACATCTGCTGAGGTAACGCTTGGCGGCCTGCGGAGTGAGAGTTGTGAGCATCTCGCTCAGCTCGGCCAAGCCGTCAATGTGTACGGCATCACTCATCGTCGCCTCAAAACCTTTAGGCGTGACCACAGCAGACAAACACTTGTAGGGGGACAGGTCGATGGCACCAGGACGGTGCGCTGGAGAGGACCACGGAGGGTCTTCAATCCGATGAAAAAGCTGTCATTCGCCTTACGGTGGTCGCCTTGCTGTGGTCACGTACCTTGTTACTTAGGGGTTATTCAGTCGTAAAACCACACGCGTGCCTGGAGGTATGCGCCGTAGATGAAGCCCTTTGAACCCTCCTCGTACCGATCGTCCCAGTCCTTCTCGATGAAGACGGCGTTAACCACGGTCGCGTCGGTGTCGGGTAGAGTGCCGGTGTAGTCTTGGAGAAACTTGCGGACGGTCTCGGCCACGGCGCGGCTGCCATAGTAGGAGGTGGAGTAGCAAACGATCTGGAAGAGACCTTCGCGCAGCCCGGTGGCTCCGGCCATGGCGTAGTAGTCGGTGGTTCCGACACGGGAGAACACAAGCATGGGGAGCGACGCACCCTGAGGCGCAAGAATCCAATAGCCCTTACCGACGCCGTTGGCGTCGACGCCGACGGCGGCTTGGATTGCCGGGTTCGATGTCACAAGCTGGAAGAGGCCGTTTTCGATCATTTGTTCACCGTGTCGTCTCCACACCATGTCCAGATGTGCAGTTCCTGACGGTTGCCGTCGGGGTCGGAGAAACTTTCAATGTTGTGGCGCTGGCCGCGCACGAGGATGTTCATGCCACCGTCGATTGCCCACGTCTGCGGATACCGGATGATTATTTTGTAGCTGGACACGGCCTGCAGGGTCTGGTTCTTATCCTCTTGTTTTCCGCGCCACATGCTCACGTTCGCCCAGGGATTGGCCACGGCGACCTCGGGCAGCGGCGTGCCGTCAGCCGCGTTGCCGTTGTTGGGCTGCGTGACCGTGATCCGGGTATTAAAATCTGTACTACCGCAATACCTAGTCCCCCACGCCTGTTTGGGTAATTTCATGGGCTACCTCGGGATTCTCATGCTGCGGAAGGTGCGGAGCATCCGGCACAGGGTCATTCCGACTTCGCTGGTGGGCTCGACTGTGATGATCTGGCGGACGTTAAACATGTGGTTGGCAAGGTAGAGGATCGCCATGATGAGGCGGGCGGGGACCTTCGTGGAGTCGGTGGCAGAGTAGCCGCAGGTGTAATTTACCTGGATGCAGTCGGGTCGCCGATCGGTCAGCGGCCAAGCCAAGCCCACGTTGAGGCAGATCTTGTCGCAGGCTACGGTGTAGGTGGTCGGATCCATCGTCTGTAGCGTGCCGGTGGTGTCGTAGTAGGTCACCGTTAGGTTGTTGATGAGTGGTGAGCCGGAGGGAACAACTACCGGGCGGCGCACCAGCTCGATCGAGTCGAGAGTGGGGAACCCATACCACCAGAGGTTGGTCAGGTAGGCGTAGTTCAAAGCGGCCCACTCCTGTCGTGGATCTGCCTGACCTGGGAAGAAATCAAAAGTTAAGAGGACCTGTTCGTTCAGGCATGCAGTTGCGGCCATGCTTTCGCACTCGTCCGTGGCCGCCTCGATCATGGTGAGAAGTAGCTGCCAGTCGTCGGTGAGCACCGCCGGGGACTGCCCGTACACAAACTGCTGCGGCAAGTCGAACCGCCCGAAGGAGGCGAGCCTCCCCGGCGTGATGACCGGCTGCGTGCGCGGGATTAGGATTTTCTCGTACATCTTGGCTCCGGGTTACTTGCGCTTGTTAATTTCGAGTTGGTGAGCGAGTATCGACAAAAACTCACGAGCTGACCGAGCCGACTCTTCGAATCCCGGCTCTGCCTTGGCCTGCGCTTCCACCACGGGTTCTTCCACGATTGGCACTTCCACCTTGACCACACCGACCTTGAGAGACTCGGGCACGTTGTTGAATACGTCGAGCTTGAATTCGTTCTTCACGGCGGCTGTTTTGCTGACCGAGGTTGCGAAGCCCTTGGCGACGGCGTCCTCAGCGGACATCCAGGTCTCAACATTTTGCATGGTGAGGACGTCGGCCTTAGGTAGGCCGGTGCGGGCGACATAGATGTCGGCGATTCCGCTCGTCACCGTGGTCAAGGTGTCAGCCATCTTGCGCATGTCATCGGCGGACCCGAAGGCCATCGCCTGACCCTCGTGGATCATCATTACGCTGCCTGTGGCCATGGTGATGGTGTCTCCGGCCATGGCGATGATGCTCGCAGCGCTGGCGGCCATTCCCTCGACAATGACACTGACTGGCTTGGCGCTCGCCTTGAGCAGGTTGTAGATGGCGATCCCGTCGAAGGCGCTACCACCGGGGCTGTTGAGGTGCACGGCGACTGACTTACATGGGTCCTTGAGGGCATCGCTCACAGTCTGTGTGGTGATTCCGCCGTCGCCCCACATGTCGGGGCCGATGGCACCGTAGATGTTCAGTGTGAGCACGTCACCGGTCTTCGCGGCGTTAAAAAACTTGTTAGTCATCGCTGTCTCCTCTGCCCAATGCGACCAGCTCTGCACGGGCTTGTTCCTCTGTCATGTCCTTGCGCTTGGTGATGTACTCCTCAGCCTGTTCAGCCGAGATGTTGAGCACCTCGGCGACAAACTTTGCATCAATTTTGCCTTTGGCCTCTTTGCGCAGCACACGATCGGCCATGCTGCCAGCCAGCGCGTTCAAGCGTGCATTGGTCTTTTTCGCCGGTACGGGTTTAACGACCTGCTTTACCGGCTGCTTCTTCGGCTTCGGCGGAACCGTGTGCTTGAAGGGGGGCTCGGTATTGCCATCGCTGTCACCGGCCTCATCGGGTTCATCCTCACTCGGGTCGGGAACGTCGGCCTCTTCATTGGCGTCATCGGGGTCGTCAGGATCTGGTGGCTTCTGGCCGGGGATGAAGAACTCGCCGGTGACCGGGTTGTAAATCGCACCATTCGCGGGGCCGCTGATGAAGTCTCCACCTTCAATTGAGTCGCGGTCCTCAAGGAACCGTGCCTCGTTGGGTGTCATTTGCCAGCTATTAATGAGCACCTGATTAGTGAGCGCCCGCTCCTTCGGAGAGCCACGCAGGATAATGTCAGCGGCGTGCTTGGCATAGAGTTTGCCCCACTTTTTCTTGGGGATCAGGTCGCGCGTGATGCTCTGCTCGATCGCCGTGGTGAAGGGCAGCAGCGAGGTGTTGAAGTATTCGTCCAAGAAGGCTGAGCTCGATGCATAGGTGCTGTTCTGCTCGCCCAACCCCATCTTGACCATCAGCGGTGCACCGCCAAGTAGACGTACTACCTCCTGCTCTGACCATTTACGACTTTCAAGTAACTGGGATTCCTGGGCGTTGAAAGTCATCTTCACCCAGGTAGCGCCGCCGGGTAGTGCACTGAACTTGCCCGCATTCTGGGAGCCGCTGAAATCCTTTTTTAAGCGGTCAACTATGTTCTGGGCTTCCTTCTCATCGGGCGCATTGTCTGCATCGGGGAAGCTGATGAAACCACCCATGCCCAGGCCGTTGGCGAAGTTGCGCCCGGCCACTTCCTCCGCAGCCATGAGCAGTGACAAAGCCTCTTTGGCCAAAAGAATAAGTGGGCTGCCTTCCAAGCCGAAGCCCTCGAAGTTGAGCGCGGACACATGCCAAATCTGGTCCTGCGTGAATTCCATCGTGCCGCCCTGACCACAGTTTGTGTAGCGGTACTTCAGGGTGGGTGGCGTGGTGGTTCGGTCCCAGTGTGGTGTCATGTGCCAGGCGTTGAGCGGGATGAGACCGATGGGATCACCTGCCTGGTCTGTCAGAATCTGGCAGTAGCAGTTGCTGTTCATAATGAGCTGGGACGCGAGGAACCAACGCATTTGATACGAGGTCTGGTAGCTGTTCGGGCAGTCCTTGAGCAGTGTGTAGAGTGGATTGTCGATCGCCGGTTGCGTGCGAACGCGGCCATCGACTCTCTTGGTCTCGCGCAGAATAAGTGGCATCTTGGCGAGGTCGTTGGAGAGCATCTTAACGCCGCCCAAAAATGCAGACACGCGGAGAGCGGTCTCGCGGGTGACAACCTTACCGGCTGCTGCGGGTAGCCCAACGAGGGCGTGTACCAACTCGGAGCTGGGAGACGCAAAGGTGCTCTCCCCACTGTTTCGAAAGGCGTTTAACCAGCCCGCTCTGAAGTTATTAATGAAGCCCATGTGATCTCGCTTAAGGGTTAGTTAGTCGGTTGCAGGGTGGCGGAGTCGTCATTGTGGCTCTGCTTGAGTGGGTCGTAGCCGTACAGAATCCGCTGGTTATGCAGGCGTAGACCGCGCTCCATGCCCAGCCCGGCGTTGTGCAAAATGGTCTCCCACTGGGCTTGCTCGCTGGTCTGCCCAGGCTTTGCCTTCAGCGGTCTGCCCCGGCGTATGCCCTGGACACCACATGCGGCGAGGATGTGACTCACCCTGCATTGCGAGATCCCGAAGTGCGTGGCCACCTCTGACTGGTGCATGATGGGATTTGCGGCCACGTAGGCCACTACCTCGTCGTAGTCCGCTTTACGTTTACGTCCCTTGGGCATCGTGCTCATGCGCTCACCATCCAAACGGTTTTCTTTTTAATCTGGTTTTCTGGATCAGTTGCTCGCGCGAGAGCCATGATTAGGGAGGCGCAGCCGTCGATCTTTTCGCGCTTGCGGTCGCGGGCTGGCTTAATAAATCCGGTGCCGCGCTGGGTGTTCCAACGCAGGTTGCTCATCTGCCAACGCATCACGGGGCTGAGCGCATGGATGAACTCGGAGCGAAGTACCTTGCGCATCAGCTCCTGGCAGGGCGCATTCATCTTCAGGTGGCTCTGGGGGTAGTCCACGAGCTTGGACATCTTGAAGCCGCCCTCGTCGAGCATGCGGACGAGCTCCGATGACCACGCTTGGTCGTATGCAATTTCTTTTAATTCGAAAAGTTTGCTGATCTCAGTGATCTGATCCGCGATGTAGCGGACGTCGGTGAGGTTGCCAGGCGTTGGCGTGATGAATCCGTCCTTCGCCCATGTGTTGTACGGCACCTTGTCGCGCTTCACGCGCTCGGCGATGTTGTCTGCTGGGCACCAGAAATATTCGAGAATTGACCACTTTTCACCTGTTTTAAGGGGTGGAAAGAGTAAAACGAGGGCAGAAGTGTCGATTTTTGGCGCTAAATCGATGCCTCCATAACATGGGCGTCCTTTGAGCAGTTCAATGAGCTGGAGGCGTAGGCGCTTGGGGTCCGGGTGGGTGGCAATGTCCTCAGTGCAGCAAGCGTCCCAGGTGGCGATGTCGAGGGCGGGGTCGGCGGATGCGTCGTTGAATATGTTGAGTGCGAACCGTTTGAAGTCGCCGATGACGGATGGTTTGCCCTGGGCTTCGCTGAACTCCTTCTGGATGGTCTCCAGATCGAACAAGTAACCGATGGCAGGGTTGGCCTTGATCCAATTCTTGGAGTCTTTCCAGTCGTCCTTGGCGTCGAGGGTGCAGAACCACGGCATGACCTCGTCATCCTGCAAAAAGCCGTCGAGGATCTTGCAACCGTAATCGAACTCGTTCCAACAAATTGATGTGTCGCCCGCCGTGCTGCCAGCGGTGGAAATGCAGATCATGAGGGGCTGCTTGCGGGTACGACCGCCAAGACGCAAGACTGTCCAGAGGCCCATGTTGGTCAGCCGGTGGATCTCGTCCAGCACGCACGCTGATACAACAGCGCCATCTTCCGAGTCGGCGGACCTCGCCATTGGTGAGAGGCGTGAGAGGTCATCGGTGTAGAGCGCCAGCACGGGCTCATTACCCGTCTGGTGGATCATCGCCTTCAGGTCCGGGTGGCGGCCCCTCATCGCCACCGCCTCCTTGAAGACGGTCCGAGCCTGCTTCATCGAAGTTGCCGCGCAGAAGCAGCGTGCGGACAATTCACCGTCGGCAACGAGGTGGTATAGAAGTAGTCCAGCGGAGAGTGCACTCTTCCCGTTTTTCTTCGAAACGAGCCAGAAGGTACGAGTGAAGCGGCGGTAACCGGTGGGCTTCTTCCAGCCATAGACGATCGCCAGCCATGCTTGCTGCGCTGGGTATAACTCGATGGGCGTCTCTTGATTCGGGGGGATGCAGAACGTCTGGAGGAAGTCGATGACGTAGTTGGCTGCTGCGGGATCGAAGTAAATGTCCTTGCGCTGGAGGTCATCCAGGTGTCTCTTGACAGCCTTCTTTATCCAGGGTCCGACGACTACGCTGCCGTCCATGACGCCGGTGATGTAAGCGTCGACAGTGGGGTTTATGCGCATAGTGCGCACCCCGCTTTGACGATGCCGCGTGTAACGTGCCAGCGGTTGTGGTTGGCGGGGTTGTTACTACCTGAGGGGCGCTTCTGTCCCGTTCTCCGCCGGTTGGAATCGGCAATAGATGCGCGAGCTTCGTCGGAGAGGTGGTGTGCCCTGCCCTTGGTCGCTTCGCTTCTTTCTCGGCACCACTCTGATGTGTGCTGGCCCCACGACTTTCCTTTTCTTTGGCCGCTCATCCACTGCCGAAATTCCGGAGTGTGTTTTCTGCGGGGACTTGCATCGCTCATTCGCTTCCGGGTGGCTTCTGAGCGGGGGAAGGCTCCGTACTTATTACCTATTGCCGACGCATTCTTGAAGCCGGAGACGCCTTCACCGCCATCCGTCAGGTTGCGCAGGATGCCGGTGCCGTTGTCCTTGCGACCCCAGAAGTCGATGAGGTAGCACTCGTATGCGAGAGCTGTGGCCTCGTCAGCCATCGGGAAGATGTGAATCCGAGCGGGTTCTGGTGCGCGGTGGCCGTGATGTGGCTGGTACGCGCGACGCCCCTTGCCCTTGCCGACGTAGTAGGGTGAGCCATCTTCCCGGAGGTATGTGTAAACGTAAAAACCGTGCATACCTATACGGGCCGTAGTCGGTTTTCTGAAATCAGGTATTTTGCAACGCACAACGGACCCCACCTGCATAAGGTGGGGTCCGTGGGGTTTGGCGCGGATTAGGCGGTGGTGTTGAGCTGGACGACGGCCTCGCCGAGCAGGATGCGCTGGTCAGTGCGGCGGTAGCCGAGGATGACGGTCTGGCCGTTGAGGGCTGCGACCTGGTCCAGGATCTTGATGCGGATGTTGCTGTCGTCACGGTCACCGATGGTTGCGAACGCCTTGAAGTCCCCAAACATCCACGAGCCGGAGACGGCGGGAGACGCAACGTACACCGGCATCTCGGCGGAGAAGGCGACCGGGTACCCGAACAGGCGGGCGTCACCGGCAGTGCCGAACGTGATGAACGTCTGGAACTGCGACGCGGCGATTTGCGCCTTCAGGAGGCGGTTAAATTCCTGGCGATTTACCAGGAACGAGGCCCCTACATAGTAGGCCCGGTTCAGGCTGCCCATGACGTCGATGATCGGGTTAATTCCCAGGGTGGCTGCACCTGCCGTGATGGATGCGCCGGTTGCCGTTGTGCCGTTGCCCAGGTAGCCTTGCGGCTGGCCGGAGCCGTTGCCATTCACGAAGTAGTTCTCTTCCTTCACGCGGATGCTGCGCTGGAGGTCCATCGTGATGAAATCGGAAGCGGCCTTCGAGTCCTGGAGCAACTCCCAGCTAGCGTAAACGGAGTCGCCGACGACATATGAAGCCAGGGTCGTGGTTGCGAAGCTGGGCGCGTTCATTGCGAAGGCGTTGGTGCCGGTGGAATTCGATTCCGGCTTGAGGGCCGCGACCGTCTTCGCCGACTGATACGGCAGATCCAGATTCATCGTGGTCGTGATGACGCGGCTCAACGAGCGTGCGATCGTTTCCTCGATGGCCATCGCGGGAATGCTGGGATCCGTCTCGATCGGGACCAGTGCTCCACCGGCGGCGGTTGAACCGGACTCGCCGAGCGATGCGTTCTGGATGAGGAAGCGCTCGTGGTCGGCCTTGCTGCGCAGAGACTGCCAAAAGCCCTTGACATAGTCGGGAGTAGCATTCGCCATCGGGGTTGCCGCGCGATAGCCGCCCATTGCAAAAAACTTGGTGGCGGAGGCATCGGCAATAACGACCTTCTCGCGGGGTGCGCCGACTTCACGCTGACCATTCTCGATCGCGGTCATACGCGTGATGTTGGTGTTGATGCCGTCCAGCTCGGTGGTCATGTTCTGGAAGGCGGTCTCGTCGGCGGCGGACAGGGCGGTCTTGGTGTCCACAGCGTTACGCAGCATCTTGTCCTGCGCGTCGAGGATCTCTTTCTTGCGGGTGTTCAAAACTTTGAGTGCCATGGTGGATACATCCTGTGGTGGGTGTTACCCTCACTCGCTCATGGGAGCGGATAGGTACGCGGCCCGCCGGGGTGGACTCATAGGAGCCATCTCGACAGAGCATCTACACAGGGGTTATTTATGCGTAACTCAGTTGTGCGGCGGACGAGGCGAAGCGTCATCTGGATCTGGTGGCGGGTCATACCAGTGCCTGGTCACGCTGTCTTCTTGGCGAGAAACGCGGATAAACCTGACGCCTTCGGTTTCACGACTTGAATCTTGCTTCGGTCGGCGGGCGTCATCCCGAACTTGCTGGTGATGGCGATCATCTGAGACGTCTCCATCACCATCATCGGCACGCGAGACTCGAACTTACTGGCCAGGGTAACCAGCACTGTGAAGATGAGGCGGTCGGAATACTTGAGGACGCCGGGCGGGGCTTGCTTGACCAGCTCCTTCCACTTTGTCTTCTCAAGCTTGGTCAGGCAGGCAGGAGCCGCGCCGATGGGTTTGGTGACGACGGGCTCGTTGGGGCGACGGCGAGAAGGCTTAGCTATAAAGCTCCCGCGTGCCTCCAGAATTGCGGTAGGAGTGCGTGCTGGCATGTCAGCTAAGGGTTAGCTAGTTGCGAAAGCTCAAACTTAAACGTGGTCCGTGTGTAAAAAAACCGCTGGCGTCGGGGCGCGTCGCGATGGGTCGTAGAGATGGAGACCCCCGCCGGGTAGGCGTCTAGGGTGTAGGCGACCACCGCCCCCCGCCGGGTCTTACAAACGATTGATTCTATTGGGGTAATTGTATTGCATCTTGAACGCGCCGGAGCTGTAGACGATGCTGACACTCGTCGTCTGGTGTGTTCATGACGATCACCTCAGCACCAGCGTCTCGCATCATGCTCACGATGGTGGCTTCCGGGTTCATGACGATCAACCAGCAGCGCTTGCTGGTGTAGCGAGTAGCCTCGACCCAAGCATCCCGGTTGGCCAGAACGCTGCCTACTGCGCCAGGTAATTCTTGGTGCAACGGCAATCCGGTGATCGTGGACATGATGTCGTCGTAGTCCCAGGTGAGGTCGGTCGCCGCCTTGTGCTGCTCGACGTACGTCGTCTTGCCTGAACCAGGAGGACCACAGACGACGGTGGTGTTGTGGCGATCACCAACGTCGATGATCTTCGTTCCACGCTTGCCTAGCCAGTTGCTCTCCATCGCAGTCTTCTTGCTGTGGCAGTCGTGACATAGACCTTGCAGGCGATCGATGTCGTAGAACGCGTCGATGCCGAAGTTGTCGATGATGATGCGTGCTGACAGGATGTGATCGCATGCAGTCGCTGCCTGGTGACCACACGACTGGCACAAGATGTCACGCCGAAGAACAACAAGACGAACGCGCTTCCAGCGCTTTGTCCGATACAACGCTCGAACAGGATCGTCTGCACGGAAGCGATCAAAGAGACGCTTGTGTTCGTTCTTGGCGCATTGGTGCTGACCACAGTAGCCATCCGCAGTTGCTCGCGAACTGCATGATCCGAACCGGCATGTTGAGGTTGGTGAGCTAGGCAATGTAAGGCCTTAACTGCACTCGTATGAGCGCGAACGTGACATGATCGCGTCGAACCAACGAGAGCAACGCATATATCTCGCGTGGCTGCCAGCCAAGGGTGAGAAGTTTGCGGACAAGTCGGCGCATCAGATCACGCCACCTTTCGTGGGGTTGACGTCAATGGTTTCAACGAGGACGACCGGAAAATGACCCTGCCAGGCGTTGATCGCATATTTTGCGACCTCATGGTCTGGATGACTTGCATCGACATATGCGTCACGAACCGACTCGGCGTCGGGAAACAGACTTAGGCATCCTACAAGTTGGGCGGCGCGTTGCTGCGGCGTCAGACGCCTGATGTAGCCCATTTTGTTGTCTAGATCCTTGCGGGCGTACTGTGGGCTCATGCAGTGCCCCCGACGTCAGAACGGTTGTCCTGCATTCGCGCGATAGCCTCGTTAAGGGTGTCAGCCATGGATGGACGACCTTCGACATGATCTTTCATGTCATGGACCGTGGCCAGGATCTGGTCAGCGACGTTGTCGAGTCGATCGAATCTGTCACGAATCTCCGCGACGATTGCGGCAGTGTCCAGCTCGGCCTTGAGGTCACGAACCCGAGCGGATACTGCTTCCAGTGTTGCGATGGCCTCGGTGGCATCAACCTGGATGGCCAGGGTGAAGGTCTCGGCTTTCTTGGAGGTGGTGGCAGCGGGCCGGGTTCGCAGAGATCGCAGATAGGCAAAAGCACGGGTGATGATGTTCATGGTTTTTGTTCTCCTGCTTAACAGATGGAAGTCGGTTTGTTTATTTGCATCGATTCTGAGAGGGGTGCATAGTTTCTAGGTAAATCTGGCACAGGGCTGGTTAAGTTGCTGATTCTAGGGTTGCGGGCAGGGGAAATAGTCAGGGTGTTGGGTAATGACTATTTGGTGTGTGTTGATATAAAAGGGGTTAGGTGGCAAAAGGGGGAAAATAGTCAAATTCTCCTTAAGGGGGGACAGACAAACATCTGAGAAAAGTGCCTTAACATTGGTAAAAATCCATTCTGGAGCAGAAACACCAATGTTAAGGCATTAATTTACACATCTATCTCTCTCTCTCTCCTCCTTAAGTACAGCAAAGAATCCTGCTTATTACTGATTCTAAATGACTTATACGATAGTCAGCTCTGACTATTTTGCCCTGCATGTTGCTGAAAGCAAAGTGGTTACCCGATAGTCAGCCACTGAGAATATGACTATTTTGGACGAGGGAATCCGCTGGTCAGCCTGCCATCTGCCTCACCCGTGCTACAGCCACATCATGCCCCGAAAAATAGTTATAAGTTTGTTACAACTGTATACAATTCATCGACTTACAGCAGAAACCAAAGTTGGGGTTGAACTGTTTTCCACAGGGTGCTCTCCGCGTCATATCTGGCCTCAGAATGCGGAATCGCCAATAAGCACGCGGGTTTTACGCACTTTGCCACGCATCATCGCAAAAAGTACAGTTAAGCAATTTGCGGACTACGTCACGGAGGAGTAGGGAGACAAAAAATAATGGCACCCACAGATCCAAAGAGTCAGAGAGTAACAGCCTATGGCCGCCTGATCCTACGCGTCCTCGCGTCTGCCCCGTGCAGACTCACCCACACACAGATAGCAGACCAGGTCGGCTGCTGCGGTGCAACCGCCTCTTCACAGTTGCGCCGCCTCGTGCGCCAGCACCTTGTGAAAACCTGGAACCCAGAGTGGGGCGACCGCCGTCACTTCGAGATTTTGCCATCGGCATACGAAGTGGATGCAAACCTGACGGCTCTGCTCAACGCGCAATGCGCCCCAACCCAGGCGGTGTCCGAATGACCCAGCCCACCTACCGTCCCTCTACCGCTTCCGTCGCTGCTCTAGCCAGTACCATCCGGAACCACCGTAGTTGGCAGCAACAGGCCGAGGCTACCGGGCAAAACCTCGATCACGTCGTGGAGGACATTATTGCCCGTGACCGCGCCCGCACCGTCGATCGGGTCCACGCTTCACTTGCTGCTGCCTCCATTGTCTCTGTGGACGAGGAGGTCACCGCTGGCTTGATCGTCGGCGGGCAGGTAGTCACCCCGGGCGACGAGGCCACCATTGTACTCGCAGCATCACTCCACATTCTGCGCCTCCTCGTAACCCTGGACAACTCTGAGAGCGGTGGCTTTGTCTCCGGGCAGGAGCTGGTCACCGAGACCCGCTTCCCGCCAATCCTGATGTTGGCGATCCTCGACGAGCTCGTGCATCATGACCTGGCGCTTAGCTTTGATCTCGGGGAGGAGGGCGAGCCCATCACCCTCGACAACAAGTTCACTCGCGGCGAGCTTCATCCTTTTGAGCTGGAGCTTATGCCACTCCGCGCGATCTGGCGTCGGTACTCTGACGATGAGGAGACGTCCGATGCTTTCTTCAAGGTCTACGACCAGATGAAGAAAACCTGGGAGCAGCGCACCGACCCGTGCACAGCGAACCTTTAACTAACCCGGCGAAATCCGCCAAGATGCACACCGCGATAGCCCATAAGTTCGATAGCCCGATACTCTTCACGCCGCCACAGGGCCTAACCGCCCGCACCAAGATCACCGCTCTTTGAGCGGACAGGAGAGTTGTATATGAGCACGATCGAACAAGTCGTAGACGTAGACGTTGATGACCTTAGTGACCTAGCCGATCCCGAGCCTCTGAACCAAGCCCAGGTCCAGACTTGGGAAGGCACACCAGCACCTTTACCGCCGCCGCCACCACCCGCACCGCGCCTGCCGGTCAAGCAGCCCACCTGCGCCCTGCAAATTCCCGACTCAGCCCTATATGGAGTCGCCGGAGAGATTGCGCGGTCTTTAGACAGCCCACTAAATTGGGCCTACCCCTCAGTCTTAACTCTATTTACTTCGCGCCCAATTCCGATGACAAGCGTCATCCGCCCAACCCTATATTGCGACCTAGTCGGACCACCCGAGGACGGTAAGTCGCTGTCGTACAAGCGGGCAATGAAAACCCTGGGTATGGAGCACTCCATGAATATTTTTAGGGGCGTCCCAGGAAGCGATCGCGGCCTAGAGGAGATTTTGGCACAGCCGCTGCCCGCCGAACACAAAAAAGGCGATCCTATTATCAGGGAGATGACGCGCAAATGCATCGTCATGGACGAGGCGCTCACCCTCCTAAGTAAAATGTCGATCCAGGGGTCTGGACTGGCACTGTCTACAGCCCTGACCCATCTGTGGGATGAGGATGAGGAGTCGGGCGGCGTGAAAAAGGACCCGTGGACGATCTTTGCACGCATCAGCATGCTGGGTGCACTGGCCTGCAAGGATCGCACAGACTTCTCTCGAACCATGGGCGTCACAACCCTCGGGGGCTACTTCTCACGCCTCTTGATCTGCCCCGGCCCTAACGGCTGGAAATACACCCAGACCTGGAGGCCCACCCTTGCGATTCGCCATCCCTCGACGGTAACTATATCCGACGACAATATTTTTGAATTTGAGGCCTGGCGCGACGATCCTCCCGAGGGCGTGAAGCGCGGAAGAATTTGTGAGATAGCTGAGCGCATCGCGCTCATCTCTGCCAGCCTGAACCATGACAAAGTGCTGACTCCCGAATGCATCCAGGCCGCCCTGCGCTTCGCCGAATGGCAGGAAAAAGTCAAACGCCATTACCACGCCAGTCAAGCTCTTAATCCAAGCGCGGAGTGCATGAACGCTTTGTTCGACGATCTGGCCGAGGCCGACGATCTGGCCGAGGCTGAGGACGAAGAGGGGACCACACATTGGATCCAGTGGTCTGATATCGCGCGGAGAAAAAACTGGCATCGGCGTTTTGGCAATCTGGTACGCCGGGCCAAGCAAGACATGATCGACGACAAGCTCATTGTGATGCAATATGAGTCCGGCAACGATGGTGAGCCCGACTACCGCAAGCCGAAAGGATGGGTGCACATATGCAAATAGCCGAGACCCTTACACTTACCGTCCCCCAACAGATTGCTGAGATAGAGCGCTTCCTCCGTTATGTTTTCCAGCCCGGCGATCTGATCGAGATCCGTGGTCTGGAGTCGCCCGAGTTCGGCGTCATGCGGATGCTTGCTAACGACGTCCCCACCGCCGCCCGCGCCGCCATGAAGATGATGGAGTGCGGTGCCAACGTATATTACGCGCTCAATCCCATCCGGCCCGACTCAAAGTATGCCACCTCGGTTAAGCACAACAACCTTCCCCGCCGCGCCCGCCAGACGGCGAAGAAGGAATCGATCGCCCATCGCAACCTGTACCTAGTTGACGTAGACCCCGCCAAGCATGACACCGCTGCAACCCCCGATGAGCTGGCCGCCGCCCTTGCACTGGCCACCACGGTGCGCGAGTACCTTGCATCAAAGGGTTGGCCTGCGCCTGTCTTACTCAGCAGCGGAAATGGCGTCCATATGCTCTACAAGGGCGACCACTGCTCCGCCGACGGGAGTCATCTCAAGCTCGCTCTTGAGTATCTCGACCGCAAGTTCTCGACCGCCGAAGTTAAGCTCGACACCGGCGTTTTCGACGAATCACGCGTAGCGCGACTGCCCCACACCTTGAATAAGAAAGCCGGTCGCCTATCTTCCATCATCAGCTACCCGGCGGCCTGGGAGCCTGTGAACGCGGGCAAAATTTATGGTCTCGCCGTGGAAGGTGGTATGCTCACCGCCAACCGCCCAACCCAGCGGAGGTTTGCCACCTGCCTCGATCCCGATTTTTCCGTCGAGGATCTGGTTGATGAATTCCCCGACCAGTTCGGAGAGATCGACGGAATCACCGAGGAGGGCGACCTCGTCTATTACTCGACGTCATCCTGTCCATGGAAAGGTGCACCCCACCATGACCAGGGCGTAGGCAAGGGACACTCCTGCCTGATTCTTGGAGGCCCCAGTGGCCTCGGTTTCAAATGCCTGTCGGGGAACTGTGTAGCCTCGATCAGCGACGTGCTTAATAAGCTGCATGAGCAGACAGGACGACGCTACTCTGGCGAAATCTGGTCCACTGACCTCAATGACTGCGCCAAGATTTTTCCCTTCGACTATGAGGACGACGGCGTGCCCGTCTGGCTCGACGACCCAACTCAGCTCACGCGCAACATAGCGCCCATATGCACCGTCGCGGAGTACCAAGATAACGATGAGATTAAGCAGCCAAAAAAGTCCGAAGAGATAAAAGTTAAGGAGTATGAAACGATCCCGGCTAAAGCCAGCACCCTGACCGCCATTTTTCAGTTCGCCACCCGCAAAGCCGACCACGACGTTGCCCGCGTCAACCCCGCTGGACAGCGAGCCTACCGCAAGGAGGTCGAACGCATCCTCCGCGCGAAGGAGTATCGACGCATGATCGAGATTCTAGGCCAAGCTATGATCGATGAGATTGACGTCGAGGTACTGGTGTCAGCCACACCGCCCGTATTCGAGGACCCGGATGGGAATCCCACCCGCGCCGGGCTCGACGTGCTCATCCATTGCGATCACATCCCACTCGCCATGCACGCATACACCGAGGCCCAGGCCGTTGCGCAATATGAGCGCGAGCAGGGAACGGACTTTCCAACCACTCAGTAGGAGACCACCATGCCGACCGACACCATCACCGAGACCGAGACCACCACCCTGCACGGCAGCACCAACTTCATTAAAGGCGTCTTCAGCGACGGCGGCGAACCGTCCAGCTCCAGAATGTTGAGCTTTATCGTCAGCCTCGCCGTCGTTTGCATCCTGGGGGGCGTTTTCCGACATGTCTGTAGACTCACTGACGCGACTCAGCTCGGGATTTGGCTGTCAAATTTGCCCATGCTCATCGGGGCACTCGTGATATTAGGGTCCGCGCCATATACTGTTAATCGTGCCTCGGGCAGCGTATCCGAAATAATTTCCAGCCTGAGAAAAGGTTAAAAATGGAGCACACCGTCGACACCGTCACACCCCTGCCGATCGACTGCGGAGTGCATGAGCAGATCCTGGATGATGCCCACGCCGGGCACCGCACCCTTGACACCACCACGTTCGCGGATTCCTCCAACACAGCTCACGCCTACTGCGAGGACTGCCGCGAGCTCTACGCCCGTGCGGTATGGCGGACCCTGGAGCCACCCACCACCTGATCTATTTTTCGCGAGTTTAAGGTGTCGAGATCGCGTTTCCGGTACTTCTATGTATGAAACCTGAACTCGTTCCTACACCGCCTGACATCCTTGACGTGGCCGCTTTGGCCACCTGGCTACACGTCCACCCGACCACCATCCGCTCGCAAGCCGCCCAAGGCCTTATCCCTGGTCGACAGATCGGTAACCGCTGGCGCTTCTCACGCAAGATGATCGAGGTCTGGCTCACCGACAACGACAAGGCCGCCTAGCCCCACAACTTTCGTTGCATTTAACTTCCCGATCCTCGATCAGTCCAACAGAATGGTAGTAGCAGGATTTTGAAAGGAGAAATTAACATGGGAAGAATGCTTCCAAACTATGACGCTCCACCGCCTCTAGTCCCAACTTTAGAGGAGTCACGCATAACCATTAAACGGGTGCTTAGCAAGACGAAGTTCGGCTCCGGCGAAGAGATGGAGAAGTGGGTTAAGGTGTACCACGTTTTGTACTCCGAAGGTCTGCTCCCCAAGTCGAAGCGGATCATTATGGAGAGCATCAAGGGGCTCAACCTGGACGCACCACCCGATGTATCACCGGCGTTCCGCTCCCGGGTTATTGCCGAGTATGGCCAGTATGTCCAAAAGAGAACAGCGGCCAAGAAGGCTGCTCGGATCGCTGGATCTCGCATCTGACTCACCGGCTTGACCGCCTAGCGAGCCGGAGCTTCGCCGCCACGGCGTTTACCAGAGGCCGCATCTCCTCGACCGGTGTGCCACCATAGCGCATCGTGACACCGATCGACGAGTGACGCATCAGGTCTTTCTGTTGGCTGAGCGTGGCGTCGCCTCCGCCCAGCCATGCGCGGTACGAGTGCCGGAACGTATGAAAGCCGATGTGGGGCATGCCAAGCTTCTTCGCAACCGGCGCGATGTGGTCCTGCAGCATAATCCCGGTCCACCGGGGCTTGTCCCCCGCGTCGCGGGGAAGAGCCATTTACCCGACTTACTCTCAGGCCGCGTGCGGTAATGCAATATGGCGTCAGCCATCTCCTTCGGCATGGGCATTATTGCCTCGGATGCAGGCGTCTTGGTCTCCTTAATCTCTCCATGGGTCCATGCCCTCTTGATCTCCACCACCATCGCCCCAAAATTGATATCTTCCCACTGGAGCGCACTCGTCTCCTCGATCCTGAGACCGAGGCAGGCAGAGATCAGGATCACAAGCGAGTAGGGCTCGTCGAGAGCATCAATGAGATCCATCACCTGCTCGGGAGTCAGCAAGACGATCCGCTTCTTACGCTTGGTGGAGCCCTTGACCTTTACCAACTTGATCGGGTTCTCCCCGATCGGGATGTACTCCCAGTACATTGCTTTGTCGAGTAACTGCTTGAGTAGCCGCCGTGCTTTAGCCTTTGACGCCGCGCTGACGGTGAGACTCTTGAGCCACTTGTCCACGGCCATCGGTCGTAGGTCTGCAATGGGTTTATCGCTCCACTGTGGAATGATCTGAGCGGTAAACGTGGACTCGTATGTTTCACGCGTACTCCGTGCAAGCTCAGGTAGGAACTCTTTGCGGTAGCGTTTAATCAAGCCACCCACGGTCGTGACAATTGGGAGCGGGGCCTCTTGCTCGCCGTTGAGTTGCGCGATGGACGCGGCAAGGTGTTGCCGTAGTTTTTTCTCAGTGGGGAAGTCAGCGACGGGAAACATCTGCTGACGCATCTTCCCCCGGACGCGGTAGCGCCATTCCCAGACCTCGCCGCCCTTTGCACGTTTGACCCTGCGTATCGATCCTTGCTGATATACTTGTCCCATGTCGCCCACCCTCCAATACGTTGCGAATTATAGCAACTGTGGGGATTGTGGGGACGATGCAAACTGTAAAGAGTGTAGAATCAGCAGGCCGATGTAGCTCAGTTGGTAGAGCAACGGTTTCGTAAACCGTAGGTCAACGGTTCAACTCCGTTCATCGGCTCCATTCCTTCCATTTCTTTCAGCGCAACAATGTCACAGTGCGCCGCTCAA